GTTGGCATAAATGATCTTCCATTGGGTCAGGCCACTCTTCTAGAGGTATGTCAGCTACGAGTGCCTGTATCGGCATCCTTGCCCACATAGCTCCTCCATGTACATTCTCTTGAGGTCCATCTTCCCTATCTATTTCGCACCCCGTAAACACAACCTGAAAACTAAGTGATCTGTCTGGTATTGTATTTACTGCGAATGCAATCGCATGAAGAAATTCACCGTGATATTTTTGATGGTTACTAGTGAACTCTCTTCGTACCCAACAATTAAAGTGGGGTACATTACTAATAAGACTAGGCATTATCTACGTTTAGCTGCCCCACCCTTAGAGTACTTCTTCGTACCCTTCTTAGCCATGCTCATACCACCACCATACATCTTCTTGGCAGCACCTCCCTTGGACATCTTCTTTGTTTTTTTGTACATGTTATTCTTTACCTTTCATCATTTTAGCAACTACGTCTGGGCGTTGCTTCTTTAATGCAGCTAGACCTAGATTGGCTGTGACCGATCCACCTGCGGAATACATATGTTTCTTATTGTTTGCCATACCACCATACATCATTTCTGGTTTCTTTTTAGGCATAGGCATTTTAGGTTTAGTTATTTTAGGTTTAGCTCTTGGCTTTGGTGCATCTGCTCCACCCATCGGTGAATTAGCTTTTAGTGAGGCATTATTAGCTTTGGCATTACGATCCATAGATTCTTGTTTATTTATTTCTTTTTCTCTTTGTACTAAGGCTTTTTGTAATTCGTTTACCTTTTTCATGTCACCAGCTTTTTTAGCTTTTGCTATTTGTTCTTTATAATACTTTGGGGGGTAAGTTATTTCTACTCGTAAGCCCATTTTAACATCTCCATTTTCTCAAAGACTTATTGATCCTTGAGTTAGGATCACGAGCAGTCTTGGCACTCGTTAATCGTTTCTTCATGCCTTTCATTCTGGCACAAAATGATTTACGTCTTTTAGCGTCCTTAGATCCCTTTTTAACCGTACCAGTTACGGCAGTTTTTAGTTTAGAGCCGGGATTCTCTTTACGATATGAAGCTACACCTCTTTTATTAAGACCACCAGAGGCACTCTTACCAGCCTTACGTGTCCATGCAGGGGTTTTAGCCATCTTTCCATCCCTCTGCTACCATAGCAGTTTCTATTTCTTCTAAACTATACCGTATGCCAGTACGTTTCTCTAATGCTGCACGTACATAGAACACTTTACTGTGGGGTACGTGTAAATACCTGTATGATTTATTTCTTAATGAGTCATAAAAAGACTCTAGTACTGTTTCTGTGTATAGTTTTACCTGTTTTCTCATAAATGTCAAGTTGTTTCTGTAATTATTTTATGTAACCAAAGCTCATTGCTAGTATTACAAAGCCTAGTAGTATTACTACAGCTATTACTGCTCTACGATTCATGGGATTAGACAGTATACTTTCAATACGTAGGTAAGCTTTCTTACCAAACGCACACATACCGTTAAAAAATTCTTTAATCTTCATTATTTATACTCCTTTATATGGATCAATGTCAATACTAGCTATTACAGCGTCTATATTCTCATGCCAGTAATTTAAAAATGTATTAATACGTGGGTATTCTGGAATAATGTCCATAGTACCCCATATAAATTCCTGCACTAAACTACTATAATCAGGCAGGTAGTAGTAAATACGTATCAATACTGGTTCTCTTACTATCATACTACCTATTTTGAGTTCCATAGATCAAACAAAGTTCTTACTTTCTCTTTAAGTATATTAATATCACCATGCATCTTTGCTAATACAATAATAAGAGTTACTAAACCTAATAGTATAGGCCATGTACTCGTTAATATTTGTAAAAGGGAAAGGTTATGACCATCCATTTAAGTGTTTCACTTTCAATGTTCACTAATGTGTTTTATACTTATATGTTTTTTAAGTTTTAATGATAGAATAGTTTATCTATTCACTTAAGTGATCATTATAGTATATAGTTATACTGGCTCAATCAAACTCTGTCAACTAAAAAATGCAATTAATGTGAAAATAATTTAAATGTGTGACTAATAGGACACATATAGTTATCACTTGCCTGTATGGTTAACAGTTAAAATACCTGATCTGTGGTCTTCTGTGTACATATAACGGGGGTAGGGGCAGTGGCTCATGCCCACCCAACACAATTCTTTTAAAAAAATCATCTTTTTGTATCAATAGCTTAAGCTCACAGCGTGATTTTATGCGGTCTATCACCTCATTTGCATCAAGTGATAGTGCAACACTTGCCTTATACATGGGGTGAGATGATGGGGTGAGTATTTGAGGTGATAAGAGATGACTATGACGGACTACATAATAGCTATGACCCCACCCCATCACTTCAAATGGTCACACATACCACCCACCAAAAATAAAAGGTGGGTCAGACCCACTTGCTCAAATCATTTGACGTAGGTCTCTATACGTGATCTAAGATGCTTACGGCAGGCACTTTCGCATGTCGGTTTTTAACCTAGAGAAGGTGAGTACACACTATGACAACAGTAAAAAAAGCAGACGTAGCAACCTTAGCTAAAGCAATCACTAACGTCAGCACTCTTGAAAAAGACACGTCAAAAAACTTCCTTGACGATCTATTCGGCAAGCGACCTGCTAACACCGATCTGACCCAATCAATAGCCCGTCATCAGTTAATAGAGTTATTGATCAAGATCGAAGACGGTACTGAAGAGATATCGAAAGCAGATCATAAAAAAGTGTTCGAGCCATTCACTAAAGAGCAAAAATTTGCCTATAAGTTTGTTGCTAAAAATTGGGAAACAGCACAGAAAATTTATAAAGATGACGGGTACTATAAAAAAGATAAAGACGGCAAAACCATCAAAATTAAATTTAACCCCACCACCATCGATGGTGTCAGAATGGCAATACGAAGAGCGACTGCTACCCCTCCTGTTAAGAACGCACTTACCCAAGAGAAACTAGTCGAGTTGATTGTTGATACTTGTATGTCAGAGAATTTTGATCTGCTTGAAGTGGCAACAGACGCTAAGGCATTATTTGATAGTCTTCAACCAAAAGAGAAGAAAAAGCCAAGCCTACCACCACTGAAAAGCCAATTAGATAAAGTCGCAGTGAATAGCTAACCAACAACAAAACTAAATATCTAGGGTGGTCTTAATTGATCACCCTTTTTTTATGCCTAAATTCTAGATAATTTTTTAAAATAGTAAAAAGCAGCTTTTATATATAAGCAATTTTAAGAGCCATATAGAGCCATTAAGAGTTACAGAGTACCTTACTATAGCCAACACCCTTACATGCTCTGTATGACCCCTTAGAATGCCTTACAGCAGATATAGCCCTATTGACCCAACCTCTAACCTCTAGTACTGTTTAGAGACTAACCGAACGACAGGTTTCCTGTTGTTTATTTTTTTAATAAGTGGGTCTGACCCACCGACTAGATTGGGATCTGTAATGAACACGATAGAAAAGATTAGTTTATGGGTGATGTTTTCTCCTGTAATTTATGTTGTCGCAATGAGTGTTAATCTACATTTAGTACGACTAGGGATCACTGAATTTACATTGCCTTTTCTATGGAAATTTTTATAAGGGGGGATTTGCATGGCAAAAATATTTGAACGATCATCTACTCACAATATTTCATGGTGGAATAAAACTGTGGGATCAGTAGATGAAATGTCTAGACAGGAAACAAAAGACTTCGATGATCAATTCCGAAAAGCTGCTAGTAATAATAGGACGGTATCATCGGATTGGGATCGAGAGTTTAAAAAGTTTCTTGACGATTGGAAGAATGAATAAGTGGGTCTGACCCACCAACTAGGAATGGAAACTTAATGGAAATGACAGACACTTTAACAACCTTATCCTTTTATTCTGATAGTAAATTAGATGAAAAGATAGAGAAAGAAAAGAAATCGCTATCTTCAAGAGTAGGTTACTTGCAGGAAATTGCCACTCAGGATTGGAGTAATGCTTCCTTTAATTTTAGGAAAGCACACAAGGATCACGTGGAACAATGGCGTTTGCTGTGTGAACAACAGCGAGAACGAGTATTGCGTTATGAAGGTGCTAAAAAAGCTAGGAGTAAAGAAAATGATACACAACAAGGAAGCTAGAGTATTGCTAGAAAGTTTCTTTCACTTTTCATATGAAGTTTACAGCATGGACAAGATGATTGATGAATTGGAAAACATACAGGATAGTCTGCCATACAAGGATGAGTATGGTAACTTCAATGAGGATTATACTGAAATAAATAAGGTTATCGTACAACTTAGGAAAAGTTCAGAAACTATCCATGAAGTTATGGGATTAACATTCAATAAAGAAGTGAAGGACATCATGGATAAATACAAATGTCCGACACAATGGAGTATAATAAATGGAACTTGACACACTACATATAGTAGCCCTATGTTTGGGGTTCGTTGGATACATACTAACATTGGACTTAACAATGGAGATAAAAAATGAGAAACACTGAGGAAGACAGTTTGATTAAGGATCATCGGGAAGCAAGGCGTTTACTATATAGTGATATGCGAAAAGAACTAGATGGCTTTCGACCTATTGCTTGTACACTTAATTGGGTGGACTCTATGTCTGACTCTCAATTCGATAAGCATTGGGATGCTTTAGTTACGGAACTAGATGAACAGGCTATCCGCAAGTTCATGAACCTTTAGATATATCTTACGTATATTAACTAGCAATAGGGATTTGTAATATGATTAAGGATTTGTTTCGTTACTGCGCTGACATTGGCATGTTCGCTAGTGATCGACCAATCAATGATGTGGGATCTGTTAAGGGATCATGTGATCATCGGACTAGTTTCTGTGATGAAGACTGTTACAATGTCAAGCTGTACAGGATGTACCCTAACATGGGTAAACGTGATGAACGCTGTGAACGTGAGTGGCAACAGATATCAGGGGATGCAGTGCGTCTCTATCTGTCACGTAAGAGGAAGCAGACTGAACGTGCTAGGCATATGACTAGAGGTGAAGCTATCAAGGATTTACCTGATGTCTATCGTGTCAAGGAAATAGCATTAGCTACGCCAGACACCACATGGTGGATACCTACTAGAGCATGGCGTAATACATTACTACGTGAGCTAATACAGATAGAGCTATTCCCTATCAGTAACATAGCACTCAATGCGTCACTTGATCCATCCAATACACAGGATGAAGAGGACAGTTTGATTGCTGATGGTTGGAATATTATGTACTTTGGTGATGATACCAAGTACGCAGAGAAGGGTGAGGCATTCAAGTGTCCTAAGACATGGAAGAAAATGTCTGGACATTGTGCTGTATGTAAGGCAGGGTGTTTCAGTCAGACTACCATAGGCAAGCGAGTGACAGTTCACTTATCAGCCCATTAACAGAGGAGAAAGTAAATGAGTTTACATCCAGAGATAGCAAGTCAACTAGAAGATATAGTTGATGACCTCGTAGCGGAAGGTTACACAGAAGAGGAAGCCATTGACATAGCATGGACTAGGTTTGATGGCTGGAGCGAGGTAGGTGGTTACTACCACGTACCTAGATATTGGAGTATAGTAAAATGATTAATACAGTATTCTCAGCGTGTGATGGTGGGTCTATGTTACAGGAAGCTATGGTCAGGGCAGGTGTATTAGCACCAACCTACAGGTACTATGCCAGTGAGCTAGACAAGTGGGCTATCAAGGTGACACAGAAGAACTGGTCAGACACACAGCAGTTAGGTGACATCTACAATGTAGGTCTGCACTCATTCAATGGTGATCCCATAGACTTCATGGCAGGTGGGTTTCCATGCCCCTCATTTTCTGTGGCAGGTAAGGGTAAGGGCTTTGATGATCCACGTGGTCAGGTATTCTGGGAGATAGTGCGTATCAAAAATCTACTCAGACCTAAGTACTTTCTGTTTGAGAACGTACCCATGAAGCAGGAGTATCAGGATATCATCAGCAAGTATCTAGGTGTGGAACCTATTGAGATCAACAGCAGTCTTGTGTCAGCACAGAATAGACGCAGACTATACTGGACTAATGTACCACAGCTAGGTATGCCAGAGGACAAAGGCATCATGCTCAAGGACATACTAGAGGATGGTTATGTAGACAGGGATAAGTCGTTCTGCCTTGACGCTAACTACTGGAAGGGTGGTAATCTCAAGACATACTTTGAGAAGCACAGAAGACAGTTGGTATTCAGTAAGGATCAGATGTGTCATGTAGGTGATGCCGATCTTAAGGGTAACGATACTGTCAGGCGTGTCTATCATTCATCTGGAAAGTCACCCTGTCTCACAAGTATGGGTGGTGGTCATCGTGAGCCAAAGGTGTACACAGAAGGTATGAGTTGGCGTAAGCTGACACCTCTAGAGTGCGAACGATTACAAACCCTGCCTGATGGATACACAGATCATGTGTCCAATACGCAACGCTACAAAATATGTGGCAATGGCTTCACTGTGGATGTGATAGCCCATATACTGAAAGGATTATTATAATGCAAATAGGTAGTGTGGAGGACGCAGCATGACTATTGGTGAGGTAATCGTTCATAGGGTTAATATTGGTGAAAAGCTAAGGGGTAAGGATGTAGATATAATTGCTGATATTATACATGGTGTTTTAATGGATGAGGGTATTGATACAGATAATGACGATGAAGACCTTGATGGATTTACCTTTGATCTAATTGCCTATTATGAAAAGGATGACATAGCATGAGTATTAATCACTTAGGTAATAGTTCACTAGCATATGACACTATCAGTAATGTGCTTAAACATAAGGACAAGATCAGTCATGGACATAAACCAGAGACAGGAGCACCAGTACCACTAACAAATAAAGACACTGTACAACCATCGAAGGAGGGACTTGGCAAACACATTGACATTGAGACTTGACACATGGATGCATTACCTGTAATCCTAGTTATACTAATTATGTTATTAATATTCTTTCAATAGGAGATATATACAATGCCTTACTACCAGAATGATACTCAAATACTTGAGAGACTTAACAAGCTACCCCATCACATCTTGGTGGACTTGCACAGTAGGTTCACCGAACCTTTCTCAATGTCGGTGGTTGAGTTTGGTGAGCAGATACTAGCCAAGCAGGTTGAAGAAGACACTACAACATTTACAAACTTCAAAGGAGAATAGAACAATGACTATTACATCAACAGTTTTACGTGGACGTATCTTTAATCGTGACTTCATTGCTAGAAAGAGAGTACAGCAGAATCGTTGGGAGTTTGGTAAGAAGCTAAACAAGTTCAGGTCTTATCAGTTTGGTAGGTTCTCTTTGTATGTGTCCCTGAAACCTACTGTGTTCTGGAATATGGCAGGGATAGTGTCAACAACTGCACGTGACTACACAGTGCAACCTAAGTAAGTGGGTCTGACCCACCAATTAAGTGATCTGAGTATAGGGATAGTGATTATGAAGATACATAGAGTAAACCCAGTAGCAAAGGCAGTAGCTCGTAATCGCCCTCGTACTCAGGTCATACCCAGTAAGAAGGGTAAAGGTTCATACAACAGAAAGAAAGGACGAGAGGATGCAGTCTCAGTCACAATATCAGAAGATGCGTATAACAAAATTAACAGTACCGAAACCTAAGCGTGACGATTGGAAACGTGATAGGCGTAAGTTACGTAAAGCGAAACAACAAACACAACAGATTGGACAGTAACATGATGAACACATATGGACATGCAGAGTTTGACGTAGACTATGTAACTACGGAGCGATCAGACAAACACAAGTATGTTATTCGTACTGACACAGATGAATGTATTGGTATGGTCAACAGTACCTATGCTGGTACGTCACATCCAGATTACTTTGGTAAGATGCGTGAGCAATGGATGGACACACTGCAACCAGAGAAATATGACATCAAGACTAGGACAGCAGGTAATGGGGCATGGGCATTGGAGACTGTCACCTTCCCTGATCTCAAAGGTGTGGTTGAAACTAAGAAGCATAAGACAGAGACAGCTATGCAGCTGAACTACTGGCATAGTGTCAATGGTAGTACGTCTAACAACTTTGTAGGTGGGCTGATAGATTTCTTCTGTACGAATGGCATGGTGACAGGTGATTACTCTGTGTTGAAGAAAAGAAACACAAAGAACTTTGACCTGTCTACCTTTGTTGATAAGGCAGGAGGTATGATTACTGGATACAGTGAGCACAACGCATGGTGTCAGAGTTTAGCTGAGAAGGAAGTATGCCTTAGTGCAATAGAGCCTATGCTAGATTCCATGATGCCTAAACGTAAGGCAGATAAGATGTTTCACTCTGTACTAGAGGAATTAAATACACGTGGTTGTAACATGTGGGCTGTGTACTCAGCTATGACACAGTACGCTACTCACAGTGACAGGTTTGAGTTTCGTAAGACCAACAATGACACTCAGGTACAGCGTCAGTTTAACCGCAACCTAGAGGTAGCCAAGTGGGTAGAACACCCATCATTTTTAGAGATGGCTGCCTGACATGACACAGCAATGGGATCTAAAGACAGAGGCAGAGTTCTTTGAATGGTTAGCCAACTGCCCTGTCCAGTTCCAACGTAGAGTGAACCTACAGGGTGAGCCTAGTTATGTATTCTTTAATCACAAGAAAGGTAAAGTATCACCATGCTTGCATCAACAATAGCGTCACTAGGTGTGACAATGGCGTGTCTCGCACAGAACATTTACTTTGAGGCACGTGATCAACCTACAGTGGGGCAGATGGCTGTGGCCTATGTCGTACTGAACAGGGTTCACCATCCTGCATGGCCTAACACAGTGTGTGAGGTCATACGTGAAGGCCCAACCTATAGCTGGAAGCAAAGCTACCCTGTTAAAAACAAGTGCCAGTTCAGTTGGTATTGTGATGGGAAACCTGACGTACCAACTGACCAAAGGGCATGGGCTAAAGCTGTAGCTGTGGCAGAGGAAGTATACTACTCATATGGTTTGTCACTTAATGTAGTTGATGGTGCTACGTTCTACCATTCAGTAACTGTTGACCCAGCATGGAATAGAGAGTACATTACAACAATAGAAGATCACATATTTTATAGATAGGAGATATGACATGATAGGTAGAGACACTATACTAGACAATGCTAAAGCCTTAGTCACAGGAGATAGAGACAAGGAGTATGGCAGTGCCTTTGATAACTTCAATGACATAGCTAGAGGATGGAGTGTTATATTAGACAAGCACATAACACGAGAGGATGTCATACTGTGTATGTCATGGGTTAAGATAGCACGTTTAGTAAAGACACCTAGTCACATAGATAGTTGGACAGATCTGGCTGGGTATGCAGGACTAGGTGGTGAGATAGGATCAATAGATGCATCAACTAAAATTGAAATGGCAAGGAAAGGAAATGTAACATGAACTTATTTTTTATAGACAGATGCCCAATCAAATCAGCACAACAACTATGTGACAAGCACGTAGTTAAGATGGTGCTTGAGACTGCTCAGATGTGTAGCACTGCACTGCATGAGTGGGATGAAGCATTAAATAATACATATAAATCTGCTTACAAAAATCATCCCATGACTGTGTGGGTACGAGAGAACATGCCTAACTTTTACTGGGCATTGACACATGGACTTGCTATAGGTAATGAATATACATATAGGTATGGCAAGCACCATAAAAGTACAGCAGTGCTACAAGAAATGCGTAATACATTTATGGATGAACACGATCACTACAAATTCTATACACCACCACCGCAGTGTATGCCAGATGAGTTCAAGTGTGACGATTACGTAGAAGCGTATCGTGCATACTACCGCAAAGACAAAGCGCACATACTACAGTGGACAGGCAGACCTGTACCAGAATGGGTTGGTGCTTGACATGGAATGGGAAATAATATATTTAATAGTAGGCTTTTTAATAGCCGCTATCTTTTGAAAGGAGAGTAGGATGGATAAGCCTTGGCATAAACAACGAATACCTGATGCGTTCTTTAGAGGTGAGATCGAGCGTAGGTTCTGTGCACTAACTTCCCATGTACAAGAGGAGATAAAGTCTAGGTTTACTAGGCCATACTCACTTAACATAATAGAGTTCGGTGAGCATCTAGATCGTGTTCTCTTAGAGGAAGACATTGAAACATTTAAAAACTGGAAGGGAGGCTGAGACATGCCTAGATACGAAGTGTGTGTATTGGTAGAGCTACCTCACAATGAGGATGTAGACGAGCTAGAGTACATGGTAGATGTGTCACACAATATGGTGGAGACATTAGAACTAAACACCATACCTAAGTTAGTGCACTATGCACTTGATCATGCACGTGAAGATTATCCACACTCAAAAGTGGAATTAGAATTTATAAAGGAGATACAATATGTCCACTAACAAACTTAAGAATATACTATATATGGTAGTGCTAATGGTAGTGCTACCTCTCACTGCATATGCACAGAATCCTGCACCATGTAGAGACAGGGATAAAGCTATAAGTTATTTAGAAAATGTGCATGGTGAAGAGTTAGTATTCAGAGGTATATCGACAAGAGGACATGTCACACTGATACACTTCAATAGTAATACAGGTGAATGGACTGCCAGTATCATACGTACACAGAACCCTACCTTGCTGTGTGGTGTAGACAATGGTGGTACAGGTGAGATTATGGCTAATGGTGATGGTAGTACACTGAAGAAAAAGAAGAAGACATGGTAGAGGATAAGGCGTACAGTAATAGTATCTTTGAAATGGTATGGAATGCAGCCCATCACGATCCTGATTATGGTGAGCAACATGCATCAGTGGTTGCTTCCATGCACAAGATACCTATAACTACGCTTATGAAAGTAGTGCGACATGCACAACGTACACCTAAGTCTGTCGAGTGGAACAGAGTCAGTGGTAACTTTACTTAATAAAGGATATACATTATGTTAGATGACCATGAAGGCACAAGAACAATAACTAAAACCCCACTGTACACATTTGACTGGTACATAAAATGGGTAGCCAGTATACTGCTTATGATAGGCATGGTGCTGACTGCTAACAATATCTTTCCTATCAATCTAATCTTTCATGCAATAGGCATTGCAGGTTGGTTGTGGGTAGGTATGCTATGGAATGATAGGGCGTTGATCTTTATCAACACATTTGCTTTAG